CGGCCTGTTTAGCAGGATCGTTATTAGGATCTTGCGCGGCCATTTGTTGCTGCATCATCATAGCTGTTTGCTGCTCTTCAGCCATGAGATCTTCGTCTGACTTAATCAACTTGTAAGTATCAAGACCGTCAGAAGCAGCAAGGCGGGTAATCAGCTCACGGCTATTAACGTATTTAGCCATTACCTCAGGACCCAGAGTGCCAGCAATGGTTTGCAGAAACTCAATCAGTTTGGCCTTATCGTTACCACGGCCAAGAGCATCAAGACCAGTGGTGATCTGAGGTTTCACAACATCTTTAGGAAGTTTTGGCAAACGACCCTGACGTTCCATAAGAGCCATCTTGCGATTGACCAGAGGAAGCTGCATTTCAACACTGAGGATGCTGTAGATACCACCCAAACCAGCTTCAAGCTCTTGAGCCACCATGCGGATCTCTTCAGCCGTCACACGGTCACGGCCAGAGGTACCAGCTTGAATAGCGCTATTAAGCAGGAACGCAAAGCTCAAGCGTTGTTCGATCCGAGCAATGGTGTTGAGAGCCACCGTGAGGTCTGCCTGCTTTTGCATTTGCAGAGGAGCTACATCATTTGGATCACCTGCAACAATTGATCCATTGGCAGCCCGAGCAAGAGCGTCAGGACGAGTCGTACCGTTTGGCTTGCAGAGGAAGATAATCTTTGCTGCTGCAGCAGAACCCTCAACGATTGCTTTAGAGAGGTACTCAAGGCTCTTGAGGTCACCCAAAAGCTCTTCACAGTAACCACGACCGTAGGCTTCATGAGCCACGCGGAACATACGAAGAGGAATCCAGGGGCTCTTCTCAATAGGAACAGAACCTTTCTTACCAATCTGTTTTGCGTAAGCTTCTTGGTACCAGTTACACCGATCAGCTTTGTAATCCCAAAGGATGTGGGTGTAGAGAAAAACAGTTTTGTCTACAAATTTACCTTCGTTATCTTTAGGTGCAACTTTCTCAGGTAACACATCAGGGCTAACTTCTTCACGCACCACAACCTCAAGGATGTTCCCTTCAGGGTCACGGTTCAGCACAAAAGACTTCAGTGGATAAACCCTGGTGCCACTTTCAGCGACATACAGCAGGGCGTTACCACCAATGATCAAATGCTTGAGGGCTTCAAACAGAGCCGTGCGATCACCAGACTCTTCAATGTCCCGCATCACTGCGCGTTCCATCAAAGCCAGTTGTTGATCAAACTCTGACTGCAGCTCCTTGTAGTTCTCAAGTTCCCGCTTCAGCTTCATGTCGTCTACAGAGAGACGGAAGAAAGCTTGGTTAGGAGGCAGCAAAGCAATCAGTAGTTTGCTAGCCAGGTTATTGACGCCACGAGCACCAAGACCTTGGTAGGTGGTAGCAATTTTGGTGTAAAGGTTTTTACCAGTACTGCGGTCGTTTTCAGTAATAAGAGTCGGCAGAGTGTACTTGCTGCACTCAATAGCCCGATCCAGATAAATAGTTTTTTCCGGCTCAAGTGCCGAATAACGAGCCGAAGCATTAGACATTCAAACCACCAGTCGCGTTAGGTGTACCCATCCCAGCCCCAAGGCCAGAGACAGGAGATTGTATTTCCAAACTAGTACGCAGTCCAGCAGGCGTGCCAACACGTTGGCGCACTCGGCTACCCACAGGAGCTTTAGCAGCTTGCTGTTGTTGAATAGCAGAAGCAATTTTTTGCTGTTGAAGCATTGCAGCTGAAGCAGTTTTTTGCTGAGACATTTGTTGCTCTGCAGTTTTACGAGCCATCAAAGCTTGCTCTTGCATCGAAGCAGCTTGAGCTTGATACTGAGTCAACTGCTCACGAGCAATACCCAACTGAGCCTCTTGTGCTGCACGTTGAGAAGCTGTTTGCTCTTGAAGTGCTTTGGTTTGCTCTGAATACCCAGCTCGCTGTGTAGTAGCCTGTTCCTGAAGGGCTTTAGTTTGCTCTGAATACCCTAAGCGCTGAGCAGCCGTTTGTTCTTGAAGAGCTCTGGTTTGCTCTGAATACCCAAGGCGTTGAGAAGCTAGTTGCTCTTGAAGAGTCTTAGTTTGCTCAGCAAAAGCCAAACGTTGAGCTTCAGATTGAGCTACCATTTGACGGTTTTGTTCTGTTGCTGCTTCACGCAAAGCAGTCAATTGAGCAGCAGAAGTGGATTTAGCTTGCTCTAGTTGCTGGCGACTAAATTCGCTTTGTTGGGTATAGGCAGTTTGAGCTGCTTCAAATTCTTTCTGACGCTGCTGCAAACCAGCTCTAAGACTCGTAATTTGTTCATTAACAAGACGAGTCTGATTTTCAGTAGCTTGTTGAGCTAAAGCGTATTGCCGTGCAGCAGCTTCTTGTTGAGCCCGAAACTCAGTGCTTCGTTGTTCAGCAGCCCGAAAACCTTGATAAGCAGCAACACCGGCACTAACCAGGCCAAGGATTGAAAGAACTGAATTTAACGAGCTCCCCTTAGCCATACTTAGTTTCCTCTTGTAGTTTGTACTGCTCTTTAAGATGCCTTATAACTGACACCTGTCCGGCAGTAAACCAAATAAGTTTCTCTTCCATACTAAGGTCAGGCGCCTTATCTGGATAAAGCTCGTCAAGATATTGAATAATTTCTGTTTCGATGTAGGGAATCATATGTTTAGGCCAGTTGGGTTGACCCGTGTAGAAGCCGTCCCACCATAACCACCGATGCTTGTTCTTGGGTTAAACCTTGTAACAGCAACACCAGGCTGACCAATCATTGGTCGTTTCTTCTTAGTGGTTTGTTGCGGTTCAACATTGGGTTGTTGAGTTACAGCTAAACCAGAAGCAGCTTTCTTTTGAATAGCTGTTTGCTTTTTAGCAATTAGTTGTTGCCGCGCCGTTTCAGTACCAGCTTCAGCAATGTTTCTTTCAGTTGTTGCTTTTTCTTGTTCAAATTGAGTTTTAATGTCTGTTTGTTGCTTTTGAATTGAAGCTATATCCATCTCAAATTGAGATTTAATTTCAACTTGTTTAGCTTCAATTGAAGATTTATCAGTTTGGAATTGAGATTGAATTGCTGCTTGCTCTGCTTGAGCTGTAGTTCGATCAGTTTCAAATTGAGATCTAATTGCTGCTTGTTCTGCTTGAGTAGCAGTTTTATCAGTTTCAAATTGAGATTTAATTGCAGTTTGCTCTTGCTGAGCAGCTACACGAGCAGCGCTAATTTGAGCTTCAATGTTTGATTGCTCTTTAATTTGTTCTTGAGAGATCCTTTGCTTTTCCAGCTCAAGCTCTTGCTGAACTCTTTTCTGTTCTCCAAGTAAAAAAGCTGTTGCTTGTTCAGCCTCATATTTTTGAGACTTTACTTCCGCCTCTTGAAACAAAGCAGCTTCATAAAGACGTTTTTGTTCTGCAGCTTCTGCTTGAGATTTTCTGGTTTGCCAAGAAGCGTAATTAGCTTTTTCAGCAGCTTCAATTGAAGCTCTTAAATTTCTACAGTTGTTGTCATAACAAGGACCTGACCACTTCGTAAAGGTGGGAGCAGGTTCACCAAATACATAAGGAGTATCAATTACACTTTTAGGATTTTCAGCAGCAATCTGATCACGGTTATATGCTTCCCAAGCTGCTGCAAATTGACGACTACCGTTAGGAGATTCCCGAGCGTTACGTCTGGCTCCTGCAGTGTCATGACCACCAAGAGCTTTGTTTGATCGATCCCAGTAAGTACCAGGAAACCAAAGTTCAAAGAATTGATCTTTAGTAATTAACGCCATCGTGAATCCCCTTATGTATCAAGCGTAGCTGGGGAGATCAGAGTTACTCGTCTCAAAGAACGCAGGCATCCGAGCTCGTTGGGTTTCAATCAAACCTTCAGCTTTACCTGAGTACATCAAGCTGTCGCTTTGATCCAGCCAGAACTGACGATCAAGATATTTATTGTCAGAACTACCAAGTGGTTGCATCACCCAATTGACAGTTGCCTTACGCAATTTATCAAGAGAAGGAGAGACACTAAGCCCCAGCTCACGACAAACAAGGCTATTGGCAGCAACATGAACTTGTTCATCACGACTAATGTCAGCGCTTACCGTTCGGAGACCAGCATCACCGTTAAAACGAAAGAACGGGAGGAGAACGAAAAAGATCGCACGCTCGGCCACCATTGCTTTGAGGACCGGATGATCTGGATGTTCAATCCACGCTTGCCGTAGTCGGAAGGCTTCTTTTTCGGCCTGTTCATCCACTCCCAATGCGTTGGTGATATATCCCAGCGCAAGATCATGGCGGATTTCGTCTTTGACGTTGCTTTCAAGAAGCGCACGGGAGGCTTCAGGAATTTCATTAGAGCAAGCATCTTGAATAAAGTCACCAACAGGCAACTCCATATGACGAAGGGCGAGAGCCCGGAAGACTGTCTCCTCCGAGCCCTCTTTCAGTTTGCCAGCGGTTGATTGAATAGGAGTCCAAGTGCGCTTACGGGCTAGCAGTTTCTGATACGGGTTCATTCGGCGCAATCGCATTGAGGTTCAGAATCTCCCTCCAA